ATTATAGTAGTAGTGGATATGATTGCGGATTCACAAGTTGGGCTACACTAGATACAAACGGATAAAACTATGGATGTAACCAAACCTTTTTCAGAAACTAAATCGCTTTATACTAAATGGTATAAGCATGAACTAACAGGCAAAACTTTACCAAATGGCATTGGGATGATGGAGAAAGTAGCATCCAAAGATAAAGACAGACATTGGATGAAACTACTAGACCCATTTAAAAACGACACAACAGAATTAACCTATGCAATAGTCGTTGCTGAAGCAAACTTCGATCCTACTAATTGGGTTAATGATACTGTCACACTAACGGAAATGACTACTGACGAACAGACAGCAGCCAAGAAGTTAGTTAATTGGGATGTTTAAAAAATACTAGACCTACTTAATCTATCTTCAACCTTGGCTCTAAAGGCTGGATCTTTTTTGTATCGAGGATCATTCATTGCTTCTTCTAACTGAGCAGTACTTTCAAACTTATCACTTGAATAAGTTGCAGCTTTTCCAGAGATTAGATCAGGCTCGTTACCAACAGAATTTGCGTACCTGGCATGAAGTCCAGCAACAGTTAACTTAACTGTTTCCAAGTCTCCATTAATACCTTTAGAGTAAGCTGCTTTTTCTGCGTCAGTTAAATTATCCCTAGCCCAATATTGCATAGCAGTAAAGGCTTCTTCTCCTCCGTATGTATTCTTAATATTTACAAGATCAGATTGTAATACAGTTGCCTGGTTTCTTAAACCATCTAAATGTGCATCAACTATCCCCCTGGGAAAGCCAGCCTTCTCCAGCTCCTTGTAATGCTTGTCTGTAATCTCTCCATTTTCTTGCCAGTAATCATTCATCTTTGAATAGTTAACTCCAGCTTCTTCAAGTCTGTTGCCAACCGCTTCTCCATAAATTTCTTGAGCAGTTTGCGGTTCTCCTGGAGGACGATACTGGTCTTGGTTAGCTTTTAATTCCTGGTAGGCAGCAAGTAAATCTTCTTGCGATTGGAACTCGCCTCCTATTAATTGTTCTTCCTGGGCGATTACGTTCTCTTTTTCAAGATCCGCTTCAGCTTGCTTTAGTTCTTCTAATGCAGCTTGGTTATCTTCCGATAAGGAAGGTGTACCCTGGTCAGTAATAGTGATTGGTTCTGGCATAATTAATTAAGTGTTTTTAAATTCTTTAACCATTTCTGGTGTAATGACTATTTCCCTGGGTAAATCGGGAGAGTCAGTTGTAACTTCCACTTTACTAAGTGGCGGTTGGGATGTTGCTAAGGTTGGGGAGGGCTGCGTTTCCTTGCTCGCCTTCTCCTCCTGGTTCGATTTGAGCGCCATAGGGCATACCTGGTTGTGTGAAATTATCTGCTATTTTGCCAGCAGCAGGGCTTGTTATCATATTACTCATCATTTCTTGTTGTTGCATTTCTTGTTGCGCCTGGGCTGCTGCTTGCTGTTCTTCCTGTAATTGTTGCGGAGTCTTAACTAAATTAGTTACATCAATAGAACTACTTGCTGCTAACCTTCTTAATGCTTCTTCCATATTGATATATTTTTCTATTGTTTCTTTGCCTAGTGTTTCAGTTGCAGCTCCAATAAAGTCCATTAATTTATTTCTGTCGTCTCCTCTACCTACAGCTTCTAAACCTGTAACTGGCTTAGGCATCATTAAATCTTTTCCATCTTCTCCTTTAGGAAAGTCAGGTATCTTATTTGTTCTTTGCATTATATATATCAACCTACGAACTAAAGGTAGTTGTAGTTCTTGGGTTAATACAGAATACAAACCAGCTAGACTTTCATCTAACGACTCGGCAACATAACGTATCTCTTCGGCTGTAACTCTTTCAGCCTGTCTTTGTACTGCACTATTAAACAAGAAAGCAAACTCAAGCCTGGCTTCGATCCTATCTATAGTATTGTTTGCCAGGCTCATATCATTTAACTTGCCCTGGCTTTGTAAAACTGTAACGTCTTGCGCATTGCCCTGGATGATAGCTCCGTTTTCGGCATTGCTTAAGGCTCTTGGCCTTGTAGTGCCATTGGGATTTACCATAAATAAAATTTTACTCATGGCTGCACTAGCCTCCAATACTGCCTGATACAAATTATCAAGAGCAGAAAGGTCGCCATACCATTGCTCAATGTATGAACGTCCGTAGTCCTCTCCGTCCATTGATTGGAAACGTAGTGGGATGAATGGACTACATTCCCTCGGACTCATACCATTAGTTCCTGGAACTGGTTTACCTTTTACCTCTTGATACCAATGACACTTATCATCTTTGTATTTAACGCAAGTATAAATTTTTACATCTTTCTTCCCATAATCCTTATCGTATTGCTTTGCATCCGAAGGGGATAGAAAACCTTTTGGAAGTAACTTAGGGTTTACTTCCTCTTCTATTATTATTTCTTCTACGTTACCCATTGGATCTCTGGTAACTGTATATCTTTCAAGGTGCAGTACTCGAATACCAGTTGGGTTTACATATAACAATACATTCCCTGCAATAACTAATTGTTTAAATGCTTCGTACAATGCTGCTCTTGCAGATAATGTTTCGAGCATTGTATTAACTGCTAACTCTACCTTTACGCAAGCGCTATCTAGTTCTGTCTTTTGTTGTGGATCTACGTCCTGGAGTCTTAACGCTAAGTCATCTATCTCTAACTTAAACATACTTGTATTAGGAGGGAAGAGAGATAGCCCTAGCTTGTTAGCAATATTGGCAACCCCTCTAGCTCCTACGCTTTGATGGGGAGTAGTGATCCTAGCCCTAGCCGAACCAGAATATTGTGTATCTGGAAACTCAAAAGGGATAGTTAGTTCTGCACACTTTCTCGCTATATCCGCATAGGGATTACGCTTTGCTTTTTGTTGTTCGTACTTAGACGCTACAGTAATTCCTTTTTTCTCCATGTCGGAGTAGGACTTACCTGTAGCATCCAAGTCACTTGTTAGTGTGACTTCCATTTATTTAAGGTATTTGTAAACCTGAGCCAGAGAGTAAATCTGTTCTTAATCTCTTTCTACCATATCCTCTACGTTGTTGTGCAGCTCCTAGTCCTGGATCTCCTCCAGGTATTTCAAGTGCTGCTGCTGGACGTTCGGCTGTAGCAGATGGAGGCGGAGCAGATGGAGCAGATGCAATCTTTTCTTGCTCTTGCTGCCTTGCCTGTTGATCGGCTCTTGTTTGTTCATACTGTCTCTTCTGTTCAGCCATTTGTTCACGCTGTAACCTAAGAGTTTCTTCCGACCTATCAGGTGGACGACCTCCGCCTCCGCACATAGCTAACTCCGTAATGTATTACTTTGTTCATCATAAACGGAAATTAACATTTTTACCACGCTTCTTTGCCCTGCGTTATACCATATCTCTCGATCTTTTATATCAAGGTCTGGACATTTCTCTGGATATATCTCATTTAGTTTTTTAATTAATGCTTCATCAATAGGTGGAAATAGGTCGTCAGCTTCCATAAACAATGCTAAGTTATACATATATTACTTATTTATTATGGCTAGGAAAGGCTTGTATTACAACATAAACAAAAGAAAGAAAGCTGGTACAAGTAGAAGTAAGAAGGATAGTACTATATCTCCTCAAGCCTACGCTAATATGCAAGCTGGCTTTCCTAAAAAGAAAAAGAAAAATCCACTTGATTTATAATTTTTTCTTTGGCGACCACAATTTAATTTTTCCTGTATTCAAATTAATATCTTCTTGTCTTAATATCCTGGATAATCTTGCGTTTAATAATGCGTCAGCATAAGTTAGCTTTTGTTTCTTGTATGCTTCAACTACCTTTTCCCACATATCATCTAGCTTAATACTATCTCCTAGTATCTTGTCAGCTCCTACCAAACCTACACCTGGAATACCTTTATAGTTATCAGTTGGATCTCCACTACACGCTTGCTTCATCCAGTTTCTATCCGCTTGTCTTTTAGTTATTAGTTCGAGATCGTCTCCAGCTAATAACTTGCAAGGTATAGTTCTCATATCTTTATCGACACTTACTACTACTGGATCATCATAAGTTTTTGATGTAGCCAAGATTCCTAATACGTCATCCCCTTCGCAGTTAGCGTATCTTATTGACTCCCATTCCCCTTCCATCCATTCTATTAATGGTTTAAATACTGTAGGCTTTCGCTTAGTTATTCTGTTTGCTTTGTAGTCCTGGTATATTTCATGTCTAAATGTAGGGTATGAACTAAATGTCATCACTACCTTTTTATCTTCAGCTATATCAATAAAGCCTTTTAGTTTTGTTTCGACTACTTTAGTTGCATCACTTAAAAAAGAATGAGTAGTCCATACATTAATATCCCACTCAACTACTTGTTCTACTGCGCAAGCTGCTGTAAAAGCTAGATGATCTCCGTCAATTAATAAAGTCATAATAAAAAATCAGTAAGGGAGGCAGATAGTCTGCCAGTTTTCTCGTTGTATTCGAGCTTGTCAGCCCGACCTAATGTACCGCTATGCCTATTCTTTAATACTTTTAACTGTAGTTCGTTTGATGTTGCCTCGTCTTGCTGCGATCTAATACCACATATAACCAAATCAGATAACTGAGCTATGCTCGAACTCCCTCTCAAACTTTGCAAGTTAACGTCTCCGCCTTCCTCTGCTGGCTTACCATCCGTCCTTCTTAAGTGACTAACCATAACTAAACCTACTCCAGTTTTTTCTACCACTTGTCTCAGTTTGGTACAGCATACATCTATTTGTTTTCTCTCGTCTCCATCACTTAGTCCACTTACTACCAGGGAAATATGATCCAGGAATATAACGTCACATTCCTCGCCAGTTGCCATGTATGTAATCTGATCTATCAATCGGTCAGGGTCTAGTGAACCAAAGTGCTGAAGCAATATAAAGTTATTGTCGCTAAATAAATAATCAAAGGCTTGTCTTAATTCATCTTGATCTACTGCTTTCTCGTCCAGGTGTAATGGTTTGTTAAGTGCAATAGATAGTATGCCTTGCAAACTTCTCTTGCTGCTTTCTTCTAAACCAATCCAACCTACCCGAAGTCCATTAACTAAGAAGTGATGCGCCAGCTCCCTACAAAGTAGGCTCTTGCCAACCCCTGTGCCAGCGCAGATAGTAGTTAGACTTTGTTTACGAAAACCACAACATATTCTATTTAGTTCTGGGAAGGGATAACTACATACCTTCGAGGTATCTTCCTTAATTAAATCTTCCCATAAACTGTAGGCAGAGTGTATGTTATCGGGTCTGACAGGACTTGCTTTCCAGAGCAAATCTTTAAGTAACTCGCCCTCCCCTGCGAGGAGCATTTCATTAGCATCCTTTCTTGGTAGGTTTGCGATAGCTGCCTTACCAGTAGGTAAGACTTTTGCAACCTTTTCGGCAGCATCCAAACCAGGTGCGTCCGAGTCAAAACAAATAACTATACGGACGAACTGAGATAACCATGATAAATTTGCAGCTACATACTTCGTAGCACTTTGCGCACCCGAAGGCAAACTTACTACAGGAAACTTGTTACCTTGCACCTGAGATACAGACATTGCATCTATCTCTCCTTCAGTAATAACTACAAACGTCTGACCAGTATTGTGTTGCCTCCATAAATCCTGACCCCATAGCTTTATATCTTTTAATTCTCCTTGCCATATAAATCTCTTGTCTCTAAATCTTATATGTTGAGCTGCAAGTATTCCGCTTTGACTTTTATAACTAGCTACTTGGCAATCAGCTCCATTAAAATTTGCAATCCCATATCCAAATAGTTCGCAAGTCTCTTTAGTGATTCCACGTTTAGGTAGTTCGCAGGGTAATGGAACTAAAGGCTTCCATTGTTTCTTCATTGGTGTAAATGTTTTTGTTGGTTTATCTTTACCTGGTTGATATTGCCATCCGCATCCGAAACAATGTTTATGACCATCATCATAAACAGCTACGTTATCTTTACTTCCGCACTCTGGACAGGGTTCTTTGCTTTTGTATTTACTCGGCATACCATTCTTTAGGGATAGTCTTGTTACACCAGGGAAAGCCATGACGTTCAGCCCAGGCTGAATACGTCAGGCTTCTCTTGGCTTTACTAAGTTTGTTGCTTGCGTTTTGAAAACAAAAACAAATTCTTAGTGTGGGATGTTGCGCCTTAACTGCAATATATTTTTTTCTTTCCTCTTTAGTAAGTACTCCTTTGACTTCGACCACGCAGTTAGGGAGGATGAAGTCAGGAGTGTAGCTACTGCTGATGATGTAATCATAACTGACAGTTTCATAAGTAAACTTAGCTTTAGATTTTATTAGTTCTTTGGCAACTTGCGCCTCAAACTTTGATCTAAAATGTATTTCCCCCTGAGCTGTTGTCAAGGTTTGAGGGTGCGAGATCCTTCTCTTCACTCTCGAACTCGAACCCATCAAGGCTGGTCGCTTCTTCATCTTGTGTTTTGCTATAAGGTACAAAGTTATGGAACACTATTAAGTCAGGCTGTATAGTCAATCCAACCCCATGAGCAGGGTGGTCATAGCCAGCGCAACGTAGTCGTACCTGGATAATTGTTCCTTCTCCTAATCCTCTATATTTTTCTCTTTCTTCTCCAGTAATAGGAGTTTTATATTTATCCATAAGCAATGGAGGTGTATTGTTGTATGGCTTTCCATTCATATCTGTACCGCTTACATATCTTCTGGTTTTTATTTTAAAAACCTTAGCTCCATTGTGGGTAGTAAATTCATACCTGGTACTGTCAGCTAACCTAAATGTTTTCTTAGGGTTAGCTTCTTTGAGAGATTGTTTGTATGCTGCAAACCCATCTTCAATCTGCTGTGCAACAATAGGAGTTTTAGGGTCATTAGAGTCCAGGATTAAATCAACCTTCCATTCTGGACGTTTGTTGAAGGCTGTGTCTGGTTCGACTAACCAGGAATACTGAGGTACGCACTTAGGAGTGACGACATAAAATGCTTTTAAAGTCATGTGACGAAATAAGTAGATGTTCTAGTTTGTTCAACATCTAACTCCCCAAGCGTAGGCTCGGAGGGTAAATGTTTTATTTGGTTGTCTGTTAGTTGTGCTTTTAATTCTGCCTTTAGCTTGGATAAACAATTCTCTGAATACATATCAGCAAATGTTTGCCTAACTGAGTTACGCAGTTCACTCATTTCAGACGGAGTAGTAACGAAACAATCGTGGATGCCAGCGATATTTTCGACTCCTTCTATTGAAGCATGAATTGTGGATAATGCCATGTGACTTGCATCAAAACTATGCAATATATTTGCTGAGATAGCTAGTGCCATCTTCCTTGTATCTACTTCTTGAGTATCTATGTTTGTTCTTATATCCAGATAAACGTCAGATAAATATTTTAGTTGTATCCTAGATTTTTTCTGATCTAAATACTTTTGATGTACTAGCAATCCACTTGGACTATGCCATTGCACTCCCTTATTATCCTTACCTAGCTCTCTACCTATGTGCCTAAAAAATTTCATAGCTCCTACTGCTGGCTTAATAGCCTGGCATGAATGTTTATAAAGTAATTGAGCCATGTAACCAACAGTACTTTTAGCTAATGGTTTCTTTAGCCAGTTATGTTTACCTTTACCTAATGTGTTCATCATCTTTTCATTAGCCCAGGAGTAAGCAAAGTGATAGAAGGCGCTGTTAGTTGCAGCGTATGGAGCTGTCATCACGCAAGGTTTAGCTAGTGATCTATCAGGACTAAGCATTAACCATTTTCTATTTACATCTTCATCATTCATTCTTAGTTCGTTGTTAACTGCTTGTGCTACCTCGCTGTATATATCTTGTGGCTGTTCACTATTTACCAGGTTAACTTTCTCCCCCATTACTTGTGAACGGAGCAAACCTGAGAAGTGCTGAATAGAACTGCAAGTGCAATCAAGATGGCAGGGAAGCTGACATAAATAGCTATCTGGTTCTTGTGAATATAAATAGATTGACCTACAAAAAGCAAGAAAACTCCAAGCCTTACTTGCTCGCATCCAAAACTCTGGTTTGTTCCAGCAATCTCTACCAGCTCCATAAATTAAATTTATATTCTCGTTAACCCATTGTATTCTGGTTTTAAAATCTGACTTAACTCCATACATATTTGCACCATGTATCTTTAACCAATTCAAATCTTCTTCTGTTTTTATTAGCTTGCCTTTCGCAAATTGTAATAGCGCCCTCGATAGATCATTGCCCTGGCTGTTAAGGTATGGAACTCTATCGTATATCCTTCCTCGAAAGTCTAATTGTTTAGGAAAATATAATTGTTCAGCATCCCTAAATTTTTTCGCCATCCAAAATGTTTTAGCTATACCAATACGACTACCTTGTGTGTAATTATTCTTGTCGATTATATTCTTGCAGTTTATTCTCCATTGCAAAACCTCCTGGCTATCCGCTTCGCAATGCTTAGGATATGGAGGAACAGAGTATCCGTCTCTTGGTAGTAGGCATCCGATCTCTAAATTATTATCGTAAGCATATAGCGCCTGGTCTAATATATATTTGTTTACTTGCCAGGCAACTTTGCCCTGGATGTTAACCGCATCAAGGTAAGGTTCGTTGCCCTTCATGTTTTTAGCAAGTATCTCGTTGTTACTTTTAAATAAATTATATCGAGCTGGCTTAGTTATATATCCGCCATTATAGGGAGTAGTAAATTCTTTTGGTTCTACCAGCATAGGTAAAAAATTAGGACTCATTAGTTTTAATTTTTCGTCAACGTCTTTGATCCAATTCATACAATCTTGTGTCGCCCTGACTATCCTCTTGGGAGGTGTTGTAGATTTGTCCAGGACTATTTCAATTAAGCCTGTATGTTTTTGTATTAGTTCAACCATGAATAACCCACTTGCCATACGTTGCCTGGGGTTCCATTGCTCAGTATTAATCATATTGTTTATTAAAAATATTCTGTATCTTTTCTTATGCCGACCACGTTTGTATTTACTTAGTTCATTATCAGTTGCCCGATCTAGCATAGTCTCAATCCATATCTTTTCTATCACGTTGCTAGATACCTGGTGCAACGTGGGAGTCATACTTAAGCTATCGACTACCGATCTTATCGAAGCCGCCGCTATCTGGCTTGGGTCTAAGTCTAATAATGGAGTAAGTAAAGCATAGTTCTGACCAGCTCTTCCCTTCTCTATCTTTTTTCTTACAGCTCGCAAGTGATAAATAATATTTTGTACACCAAAAGAACAGAGAGACTCTCCGTATTCAGAGAGACTCTCCATATTGTTTGCTTTCCTCCTGGACGATACAGCTCTTACCCTATCTCGTCCAAGATTAAGCATTAATTTTTCGTTAGCTAGTTGGTCATCTAATGTACTCAATTAACTTGACTCCAAAAGTCATACTTCTCTTCATAGTTTTGCTCGAACCATACAGTTAATACACGTTTAACCAGGTCAGCTTTATTAATTCCCTGCGCTTCAGCTAGATAATTAATTCTTTTTTCTAATTGCGTAGGTATCATAACTTGAAGTTTAACTGAGTCGTCTTTACTTAACATCTTGTGCATACCTCCAGGCTCTTTTAATTATTGGGTACATAGCTACTCTATCAGAAACTTGGGGGAAGGCATCCTTTAGGTATTCATTTAGCAATCTGTCTTGAATCTCCTCGGTTGTTTCAGTAGAGGCTGGCGCATCTACTAACATTTGCCAATGAGTTGCCTCACTAGGAGGATAGTTCCAATTTGCGGAGATAAAATATTCTCCCTTTGAGCAGTAATAAAGTACCTGGTCTTTGTTATTGCTATGTTTTTGGTTTGGTTTTTTGTCAGTTAGTTTGTAAATTGGTTCGGTCATTTGATTAATTAACAATAATAATAAATAAAAAAATAAATAAGGCTAGTGTGATGATAGCTTCAAACACTTTTAACCTCCTTAGTAGGCTTGCCATTGTAAACTCTTAGTCCTCGATACTTTACTTCGTATATTTCAACGTAAGGTATTGTTTCGATAAAGTGATTAAGTGCATCCTCCAGGCATTGCGCAACTTGAACGTGCATACTGACCATACGTTGACCATCATGCTCGTAATCGTAAACTATTTCGTAGGATTTAAATTGTTTTTCCATTGCTGTCCTCCATTTCTTCTAGTTCTGCAACAGTAAAAGGATCTAAAAATTTTTCTATGAACGTGATTCGTTCTTGAATATGTTTTAAATCTGCATTTAATTCAAATCTTCTGGCAGAAATCCCAATAGGATATTGAGCTAGTAAACGATCAAGAGTTTCTCTAGCTTCTCTTAATGCTTTTAATACTTCAGACATAGATTTCCTCCTGTAGTGGTTCATTATTATCTGATATTGCATCAGATTTAGTTTCAAAAAACTTTAAAAATTCTTGAACATTATCTTTATGTACTGTCCATAAAGATTGATAATCATTACCTCTAGTCCAACAACCATGTTCGCTAAAGGCATTTACTATCTCACAATGGATAGTATCTGGTTCGTCAACATCAAACCATATTTCAATATCCATACCTTGATTAACACCTGTTTGTGTATCAGTAATATCAAAAGGAAAAATTTCTTGTTCATAATTACATAAGGTTTTTGTCCTATGTAATTCATTAAGACAATTCAAACTTTCTTTTATAACTGAATCAAAGTTATGAACAGTTAAATAACCTTTTGAATCATAAGGTTCGATAGTCCATTTAGTTTTAGACATTTGTTTTGCTCGGAGTGTAAGGGTTGTAAGTACAATCAGGGTCAAGAAAATTTTCTAAAATAGTAATTTGATCTTGAATATGATATATGTCTCTTTTAAGAAGTTCTTCTTCTTTTAAAACCCATTTTGTATGGTTCTTTGTAACACTTTCATCTTCAAGATATTCATAAAAATCAGTTAAGCAAGCTATTGATAAGCTTGCTTCGTGTAGTGCTTTAAGTGCTTCATCCTTAGTTGCCATCTGAACCTCCTTTAAATCGTAGTTGTTTTTTATATTTAGCATCAAGTTTGTTTGACCATTCTTGATACTGTTCCTTAGTTATGTCTCCAAATATCCAGGCATCATCAAGTGATGCCCTTTGAATACTGTATTCTTGATGTTCAAAAAATTCTTCAATCATATATCCTCCTCTTCATCTTCATCTTCAACTTCGCTTGCCATAGAAAAGAACTCTCTAATAGTCATGTCAGGATATTCAAGTTGATACTCAACTAACGCTGACATTCTTCTGTGGCTACTCTCTTGCATTTGGATTTGTTCCATAACAACATCAGCATCCCATTTAAGATCTCTTTGTTGTTGTTGTTCTTTAGTTAGTTCTTTAGTTAGTTCCATTGTTAACCTCCTGGTAAAATTTTCCTGATCCATTATCGTGATCCAGCTTGGCGCATGAATCAACGTATATGTTGTGATCTTTTTTGTAAAGCAATAAGTCACACAATATGTCCCTGATTCTTTCCCTATCAATAGAATCATTCCCTCCGTATGTGTACGGATAGCGCTTGTGTTTAGCGTATTCCAGGATAGAAAAATAAATCATTATTGCGTGTGATATTTCAGCTCTTGTAACGTGCCTGGTTTTAACATTTACAAGTGAGCCAACATCATTGTGTTCGATAGGGAGCTGGTATAAACCACCAGCTCCATAAAATTCATTGACATAATCTATCAATTCGAGATAACTATTCCAGCTCATTTGTTTACCTCAATCACTTGCAAGATTTCATTAACTTGTTCAATGTATTCACTATCTGCATATTTGAGTGATGATTGCAAACTTGCTTCAACGATTGAAAGTTGATCTGGTGTAAGTGGAATAAGATGTTTCATTTATTCCTCCTGGACTTTCGATATTTAATGTCGGTATATAAGGCTATACCGACTAGGTATAACCCATATAAACCGCCAGCGATTATAAGAAATTCAATCATTAAATAACCTCCTCTTGTCCAGCTTCCCTTATCTCGTATAGCTCTTTAGCTATCATGTCCGCAACTTCAAGGTCAATGTCATACCTTAAGCAATGTTTAAGCCATTTAGTAGGAGCTTTTTGTATCTCCTTATGTGTTAGCTTGTTTATTCTTGATTCCATGATTAATAGTAATTAGATCGGTCATTTAGTTCCATTATTAACCCGTCGAAGTCCTCACTCGGAGGTAATACTGTTAATAGTGCATCCACTATGTCAGCTCCGTAGTCCTCCCTGAGCATATCAAGATACTCGGCTCGGTTTTTACATCCCTCCTCCTCGTATCGGCTTATTAATATGCCTGAGTCTGGGTCTTTTTTTTCAGAATGACTTTCAAAACTAATTGTTTTTACTGCCTTTCCTGTAATGCCATCTACAAAAGTGATGTCCATTTTTTTCTCCTGGTATGTTGTGAATAAGAAGTAAATTAAATTAATAATTACTTCATTTAATAGAAAATTATTAAAGGAAATAATTAATTAAAAAAAATTGCCCAGGCTGTAACACCTGGGCTAGTTGTTTAATCTAAGAAATAATGCCTTTCTCCATCTGCTTCAAGTACTGTCATGTCATAGCGCATAGAATAGTTAAAAGTTGCTTCCCAGTCTATGACTAAATTACTTAAAGTGTCAGGATCATAGGCACCTGTTTCTGTGTAAAATTCTTCTGCGTATTCTGCGTCAGAATCATAAGCGCCACGATATGCGCTCTCAAAATCGCTATAACTAAGATCTTCTCCGTAGTTTTCGAGGTACTCATTCATTAAATCAATAGAAATATTATTTTCTTTAAATTCCTGGTATTTTTCCAGGTATTCTTTAATTGTTTTAATGTCCTGGTACTCGTCATATATTGCGCCAAGGTTTTCATGGTCAGTAAAGAACCATTCCTCGGCGCTTTCGCTTGGGCTGGTTTTAATAACGTAGTCGATACACTCCTGGAACTCTTCCTCGAAGTTATCCAGGTCTATTGCTTCCAAGTCGCACCAAAAAAAATGGTGTACTCCCTCGTTATAACTTGCCAAGCATTGAATACAAATAGAAATTTCTCCATCATAGTTCAATGCTTTAGGCTTGGTTAATGTTGCTGTTGACATTTTAAGTCCTGGTAAATTGTTTTAATTGGTAGGCTTGCCTACCATCTAGGCGACCAGCTCGAAAGCTGGAAGCCTGGAAGTTAGGAAAGTAGGATTATTAAACAAGTAATAATCCCTATTAAATAGAAAAAATACCAGCGCATGATTAATTCATGTCAAAATAACCGCGCTGGTCAGTATAAACTTTTAAATTTGCTGCTGGACTCCATTTTTGGTCGTTAGTCCAGGCATTATTTACAAAGTTAATAAAATTCTGTAACCTGTCAGGCGCTAAAACGTCAGCGCTTGAAATAGTCCAGATATAAATTTGATCTGGATTTTCTTGAAGTTGCTGGTTACTTGCATTATTAAAAAAGTAGTCCAGGTGTAAACTTAAATCTAAAAACTCAGCTTCAAATAAAGTTGTGATTTTGTCCTGGTGGATTTTGGAAGGCTGACCAAATAAGGCGCATAAGTTGTTGTAACTTGCTTCTATTGTGGCTTGCTTCCTGGTGCATGATTTGATTGATACTGTCAAGGTGACCTCTTAAGTTAGTGTGAATAAGATCTGTATAAGATCTAATAAGAATATTACTAGATATTTAGACAGTTTGCAATCATTATGCGGCTATTCTTACAAATAAATATTAAATAAAATTGCACCTGGACTAAATCGACCAGGCAAAAAGTAGTAGAACTGTCATTAGGACAGTACTGCAACTAATAAAAATCTAGTTATAGCGCCAGCCTCAAGCCTTAATTATTTTATTTGGACAAGACCAGGACAAAATAAGACAAAATAAATAGAGAGTATCAGCAAAAACAACAAAAAAACCCGAAGGGGGAGAGGGGTTCACATTAACGTATATAAAGCCGATCACATTTTTCTAACAAAAATCAAAATATCTATTCCGATCTTATTAGATCTTATTAGAGGGCTATACGACTCTACTTCTTCTATTGTGGAGAGCTAGTGGTGGACAGGGATTTTAGATAGGCTATATTAAAGGTAAGCCATTATGTTGTTAACTCCCCTGCAAAGCAGTTAATTTTACCTCACAGTAGATATAATGGCTTTATATAAAACTGTTATGGCACAAAAAGACACTACTGAAGTACTAAGTAGCCTACATGGTAGGTTAGCTAGTGTATTAACTGATTTATTAGATAGTGGAGAGGCTAGTACAGCAGACTTAAATGTGATTAGACAGTTCTTAAAAGATAATCAGATAACGTCTCAGCCTGTAGAAGATACTCCTTTTGGAGATTTGGCTAGGTCGTTACCTGATATAGAAAATGTTATCGCATTAAAGAAACGTAGTGCGTAATGAGAAAGGAAGATTGGCAACAATTACCCGAACCTTATGATAAAGACTTTAGATATTTTTTAGTTTTAGTATGGAGGCACTTACAACTTCCTGATCCGACTACAGTTCAGCTTGATATAGCTGAATATATGCAAGGAGGACAGAAAAGAAGGATCATTGAAGCGTTTAGAGGTGTAGGTAAGTCGTGGATGGCTGCTGCCTATACGTTATGGCTACTAAGAAATGATCCACAGAAGAAGATAATGGTTGTATCAGCTAGTAAGACCAGGGCGGATGACTTTGCTCAGTTTTGTTTAAGAATAATCCAGGAAATGCCTATACTGAAATGCCTTGATCCAGATAAAAACGAGCAAAGATCAGCTAGTAATAGGTTTGATGTACGTCCAGCTATACCCGATCAATCAGCTAGTGTTAAAAGTGTAGGAATATTTGGACAATTAACTGGTAGTCGTGCTGATTTAATACTTGCAGACGATTGTGAAGTACCGAATACAGCCTGGACAGTAGGTATGAGAGAAAAATTATTGCAATGTTGTGGAGAGTTTAACGCTATTCTTAAGCCTGATGGCGAAATAATGTTTTTAGGTACACCGCAGACGGAAGAAAGCATATATAACAAGCTGAGATTACGAGGATACGATTGCAGAATATGGACAAGTCGTTATCCAAAGAAACCTGAGAAGTATGGAGACGCATTAGCTCCATTAATAAAAGGATTATCTGCAACAAAACCTGGTCAACCTACAGATCCAGACAGGTTTAGCGAAATGGACTTGTTAGAAAGAGAAGCAAGCTATGGTAGATCACAATTTACCTTACAGTTTCAGTTAGATACCACGTTATCTGATCTGCAACGCTTTCCATTAAGACTCCAGGACTTAGTTGTTATGGAGGTAAAAGATCATGCACCCGAAAAAGTGGTGTGGTCGTCAGGTGCAGAGTATAGAATCTCTGATTTGCCAGCAGTAGGTTTTAGTAACGACTATTATCACAAGCCAGCTTTTTTACATGGCGATTGGTTGCCATTTACAGGTTGCGTGATGATGATTGATCCCTCTGGTAAGGGTGTTGACGAGACAGCGTATAGCATAGTTGCGCATCTAAATGGAAACTTATACGTTTTAGAGGTTGGATCGTTTTGTGAAGGTTATACAGAACCAGTTTTAACTGGTATAGCTGAAGCTGCAAAGCGTAATAAGGTAAAACTAATACTCCTGGAGGATCAATTTGGTCAAGGTATGATGGAAAGTTTGCTTAAACCATACCTTATGAAGATATATCCTTGCACTATTGAAGGAACTAGAAGCAATGTACAGAAAGAAAGAAGAATAATAAACGCATTAGAGCCTGTAATGAACCAACATAGGCTAATAATTAACAGATCAGTTATTGAAAATGACGCAAAGCCTCGAACAGAGGACTCGGTAGAGAAAGCATTAGGCTATCAATTGTTTCATCAATTGACCCATATAACTGTTGATCGAAACTGTTTACAAAATGATGACAGACTTGACTCTTTGGCTGGTGCGGTGGAGTATTGGAATGAGTCGTTAGCAATTGATGAAGATAGAGCTATCAAAGATCGGGAAATGGAGCTGTGGGATTTGGAATTGGCTGCTCATAAGGGCGAATTGGAAGGTGCGTTGGACGCAAAAATCCTCGGCATCCCCCTCGATAGACTTGGAAAAGCCAATACCAGAGGTCGGTGGTTCAATGTATAAGTCTTACAAAACACAAACAAAGTATAGAAGAGCCTGGTGCATAAGATTACCTACAGCATTCGCTGGAATTAAGTTAGATGAACCTAAAATTGGTGGATTTCAAACTGTAGTCCAGGCAAATGACCATCAAACTGCTTGGTGTATGGCAATGATGCAAGATCAATGGGAAATATTGACGTTTACTGTTAAAGAAATATCTATTTTTCCTATAAATCCGCTTTAAAAATCTGGTGGTCCAATGTCGTCTCCGCCATTTGACAATATATTTACTCTTTTTTCTCTATGTTCTTTTCTTTTTTTAATTAGATTAATATTTCCAGGCATATTTACAGCCTGACTTCCAAAATCTTTATATGTATTTAAAAGATTTTGGTTGCCATCTTCTTTTTTTTCGCCAGAAAAACCTTGACACATTATTTTCCTTCCAAGAGCATTTCTCTTATCTTAGCAACAGCAGCGTCATCTAGTTTATTTTCACTAAGTTTTGCCAACGCTGCTAATATATCGCAGACTAAGATAGATACAGACTTGCTTTTTAAGAAAGCAAAGATAATTGGACGAATTAGACTAATCATTTTGAGAATCTATGGTTACTATATAGGTAGTATAGTTCGATCTTTATGGAAGAACAAGATGACAACAACAGAATAGAAACCATTGTCAAAGTTTCTATCTTAATTTGGTCAGCCACGCTATTAACCCTTTCATACTGGCAGCCTCCAGAGGGAGGAAGAAAGATTGTAAATTTTGATCCGACATTTATTGCAAGTATTTTCAGCGCATCCACAGCGAGTCTCGGTTTAAGTATTGGTAAGAAGGGTAACAATAACAATAATGGCAAAGCGCCTAAAATTGTGGATAATAAAGATAAAACGGAAAACCAATGAAAAAATTAATTCTACTAATTTTATTAGCTTTTGGTAGTCCTGTTTTTGCCAATGGAATCCCGACTTGGACTACTGGCTCTAGCAACCGCACAGAGAATACTACTCAGACTATAAATCGCACCATAGTTACTCAGACTTATGGGTCTGCTCTGGAAACTTGGGAAGCCTCAAACATTGCTGTTACAAGTGCTAGTAATGGAGGAATAACAGCTTCAGATGCGATTTTCACTCCTAATACTGCTACTGCTGATTGGTCATTAAGTGTGACTACTAGAGCATCAGGAACTAAATTAGAAGAAATTACACAAACAGATGCGATTACGACTACTAGCGTTATCACTTC